TGTGGCTTCATCCTTCAAACATGACTTCCAAATCATGTAGCATCGTTTACCCTCTTTCAGGGTTTCAACAACTTTGTCAAATTCGTCCCAAACTTCAGGTAAGAAAGTTCGCGGTCTTCCACATTCAGGATATTCTTCAGGATCCAACTCTACAATAAGCGGAATTTTATTTCCAGTCAACGGAAAACCAGGCGAAGTGGAAAAATTCATGGCATCAATAAATTTAACACCAGTAAGACCACTAACAGTAGCAACCCTCGACAAAGGTCCCGTTTGAAATAACTCAGGAATACGCTTCTTCAAATCAACAGATAAATCTTTGATTGAACCAACAGCCTTTGCCAAAATACTACCAAGGGGAAGACTTGGAACTGCAGCATGCACAAGTGTAGCTTGGTATGGGTATCGGCCCTTTCCACGCATTTTTGGTGGACCCCACTTCTGAGGAACATCAAAAACTTCTGCAATAGTTTCAGAAATAATAGTACTAGAAACATTACTGTATGGTGTAGCCTTACCACTAGTTTGTCCGTAAATATCAATACAAGCACCTTCAGTCAAGAAATTGACTGCACTCTTTGGATGAATGACTGTCCCATCGAGAATTTTCTTTCCAAAAGTAGAATCAGGAAAATCGCCCATATTGGGTAATAAATCACCACTAGATGCTGACAAAACAACACCATCAACTTGAGCCAATTCTTTAAGAGCAAAATCAATCTGGTCTTTCGTGACTGTACCACAACCACCAAGTTTACCCTTACCTCCCAAGTGAAATCCGAGAATCACAGCTCCTCGAGCATCACTAATAACAGGTGACATGCACATACCACTCTTTGTTTCAATGGGCAGCTCATAATAACTACCTCTAAAAGACTTCAAAGTGTGTGCAACAGTCGTGGATCCCCTAAAAAGCATAGGAATAGCCCTCATTGAAGTATCCATGATTTCACGCGTAATCAATTTGGCAGGAGTACATGGTAGATTATAACCCTCGGGCAAAAACTTGCGCATATCCTTCATTGATCCTCCACTAGTAACATAACAAACAGAAAAATCAGTTGTAGGAATGTGCACAGTATATACACTTGAAATCTTATCACGGAAATAACTACCAACCTTGTCCTCACCAGTCTTATAACATCTCACATCAATGTCTCGATCTCCATGTTCCAAAATAAAATGAGTAGGAACCAAAACAAAGTTAGAGGCAATATAAAAACCAAGAGTGGTCTTATTTAGATCTGAGACTATCCCAATCAAATTCGTCCTCATTGAAGAAGCCAAGTTATCACAGGTAGTAGTTTTGGACGGTGCAGACATAGGCAAAGAAACAGTTTGTGCC